AAGTGTTATATGGCTTTTGACCTTGCAAGCAAAACAGACTTATCTGCACTAGCTTTGTTCTTTCCTGATACATGCAGGCTTGTAATGCGTTTCTATTGTCCTGAATTGGCAGTTAAAGAAGAGAAAACAGGTCATTATGAAGAATGGATTGATGATGGTGAAATGATTATATCCGGTGAAAGTATTACTGATTATAGATTTATTCGTGCAGATATTGAAAAATTTGCAAAGCTTTATGATTTAAGGCAGATTGGTTTTGATCCTCATAATGCAAATAATCTTATCAATGAATTAACAGATATCTTTCAGCACAAATTAGATACTAAACCTGATTTTATGGTTGAGTTTACGCAGAATTATTCTAATTATTGTGATCCATCAAAAACATTTGAGGCAATGATTATTGAAGCAACGCTAAAACATAATTCCGCAGTATTAAACTGGATGGCATCAAATGTATCAATCAAAGAGGGTCCATCAGGTGACATCAGGCCAGTCAAACCTTCAAGAGGTTCGCCATTAAAGATTGACGGCATTGTCGCATCAATCATGGCCATAGGTCTCGCCACGAAAGACAAGGACAATGAAGAGCCTAACATTTACGAAGAGCGTGGAATGATTGATCTTTCTAGTTTTTTGGAAGAATAGACTTCACGCCATTAGTCGCAGTCACTTCTCCGGTCAGCCTCATTACTAATGCCTCAATCAATTCTCTGATTTCATTTTACCCTCAATGAGTGATATTTTCTCTTCACATTCCCTGATGGCTTCTTTTATTTCTTTAGGTGTCATACTTGACCTTTCTTGTTATATGTTGAACTGTTGTTGTCTTAGTTCAGGCTCACATCTTTTGTTTGCTGTTTCTACGTGTTTCTCTTTTATTTCATAGCCATAGAATGGTCGCTTGAGTCTCGCGCTCATTGCGCATTCTGTACCACTTCCAGCAAAAGGTACAACTACCAAATCATTTTCACGGCTGCATGTTAAAATCAATGCCCGTGTAAGCGTTTCCGGTTTTACCGTGTCGTGGTCATATTTTGCACCTGTTTTTACAGCTTCATTACTATAATTTAAAACCTCTTGCAAATTAAAGAGGTTGTTAAAAGGTCTTTGTATTTTTAAATATTCTTTTTGCTCTTTTTCTCTTTGTATTTTCAACTCATTATAATTAGAGTTTATATCTAACTTATCACAAATCAAATCCCATTGTTCAATAGTAGGTATTTCAGCACCAGAAATTTTATTACTAATCCAACCTGTTTTATTACCATTCTTAGAAAGTTGCAATTCTGCTAATTCGCTACCTGTTATATTTAAAGTTTTCATTTGCTTTTTCATAATCCTTGCAAACGGACTAATACTTTCACCTGCTATTTTTAATAAATCTCTTGTTCCGTAATTTTTACGAGCATTATCATACATTAAAATCCTTTCCGTACAAGGTGCAAAACTTCTTAATCCTTCACTTTCTTCTAAACCCATAAAAGAGCCTTTATTCCAAGTTAGGTTGTTTATTAAATTAAAATGTTTGTCAAATATAATTTGAGCATAAGCAATATTTTCACTTCCGCCATACCAAAGCAAAGTTCCGTTATCTGCTAAAATCCTTTTACATTCTAAACACCACTTTTCTACATCTACTAAATAATCTTCAAACGTTTTCCATATAAAATCAAAGTCGCCTTTTACTTCAAAATATGGTGGGTCACAAATTAGCAACTTTGCACATTTGTCAGGCAGATTATTGTCTAAAAAGTTTTTGTAATTTATTGTGTTTATTTCATCGCTCATCTATTCCTCATTTCTTTTAGCATTTTTTCAGCCACAGTCTTAGCCTTGAAATTATCGCAGACAGTTCTTTTCATACTCCTGCAATCTGATTACCAATGACAATTGCCACAAGTATCTTGCTTTACAGGTTCACTCCCTAACTTACCACTGCCACCACAAGTCCGACAAAACTCTTTATCGTCAGTATGTTCGTCAAATACAATCCCTGTACCACCGCAACATTCACATTTGATATCAACCTCCAAGAACTCATCAAGCTTCTGATGTAAGAACTCGTTATCTGTCACGTCATCCCATTCCTCTGTTTCAAAATCATAGATTCTTAGGTTCTTAGTATCTCCATCTACGATACATTTGCTCACAGCAAATATACCAGTTTGAATTGTCATCTTAGCCGTTAATGGTTTAGTTTCTACTTTCATCTTGTTCTCCCGTTGGTTGTTTGAATAAATCCATTTGTTGTTCTTCTGCTTTAAATCGATCTGATGCATGTATTAAATTAATCTTTGCTTGTTTGAAATAACTGTGCTTTAATTCAATTCCTATTGCTTTTCTCTTTAATGATACAGGACTGAACACTTCGCTACCAACACCCATAAAAGGAGTTAGAACAACTTCATTAGGGTTAGAGTATAGTTCAACAATTCTATCTATTATATCAAGCTGCAAGGGGTGTACGTGCTTCTCGTCATCATCTTCTTTGCTGTCTTTGAATGATAGTACATTGTTTGGTCTGATATCATCCCAAACGCTTGAAGCATATCTTTGCCATATTATGTGACTTAGTTTATTTGTCTTGTGATCGTTCCATGATTTATACTTGATTTCTAAATGTTCAAAACTCCCGTATTTCTTCACCATATCAGGAAGCATAGGAGTTTCGCCGTAGTATCTTTTAAGTCCTGTTTCATGTGTTACATTGACTTTGTTTTCTCCACCCTTTCTAAACAACAAAAGATAATCAGGCATTGCAGTAAAACACTTTGTACTATCTTCAACAATATTTTTATGCATTAATGATTGAACCATTGTTCTTATTCTAACCCTTAAAGGTTCTTTCCATATTGTTATACGGTTGTTATACGTGAAACCATATTTCTGATGTAGTTTAATTATATCAGACGGAAAGTCATAAAGATTATGTTTTGTCGTTTGAGTTAGAATATCTTGACAATGAACTGCGTTAATTCGTCCAGGCTTAGTAACTCTTGCCATCTCTGCAACAAGGAACTCATATTGTTCCATAAACTGTTCTTTACTATCACAGTTTGAAAAGTCATTATTTGAACTTGAATAGTTGTATAATCCTGCAAATGGCGGAGAATAAACAACTAGGTCGATACTGTCATTTTCTAAGGTTGGCAAAACCGCCATGCAGTCACCATTATATATTGCGTAGTTATCTGTTATCTTTTGGTCTTTAATATTCATTATCTTTTTCCTTTATATGAATGTTGGCTTAATTATTGGTGTATCAAACTTTTCTACTTTATTATAAAAGTCTGTTGATGTTTCTGACTTTATTGTTTCTTTAAACTCCTTTGCTTTTTCCTCTTTATATTTTAACGCTTGAAAAACTCTTTGCTGTCCATCAGAACTAACAAGATCAACAACAACTTCACTTGTTTGTCCGAATCTCCAAAACCTTCTTATTGATTGATAATATTGTTCGTAACTCCAAGTAGGAAAATAAACGGTGTGTTTGCAGTGTTGCCAATTCAAACCAAACGAACTAATTTTAGGTTTAGTTATAAGCTTTTTTATCTCGCCTGATGCAAACGCTTTTAATATTTCCTCTTTCTGTTCTAGTTTTTGAGATCCCTTTAATTGAATTGCATTATTATCTAATGATTCCAGCAAATCACCTTCATTGTTAAAATGACACCAATAAACAGAAGTGTCATAGTATGATGATACCTCAACTGCTTTCTCACAACGCTGCTTTACTGTTTGTTGCTGTTCGCATCTTACTTCTGACATTGTCCTTGCTTGTCCATTAAAGAGCATTGGCTGACCTTTAACAACCCAATTATCTTCATTTCTTACTTGGTGCATGTTTGTTGTTAGTGGTGGAAGATTGTAACCATCATCTGAAAATCCAAAGTCACTTGGCTTGTTTATAAACAATGCCCAATTTCTAACCCAATTGAAAAAGTCATGTTGAGCATGTGGTTTTAGATACCATTTTGAAGCAATATCTTGTGGTCTTATATTGTTTTCATTATTGGCAAAAAACTTTTCTAACATATCCATATAAGGTAAATAGCCTAATGCTTCGCTTGATGTTCCAAATTCAATATAATCATTGGGTGCAGGTGTCGCAGTTGCTAAGAATCTATAAGGAATCTTTTTTACAAACGTAGTTATATTAGATTTAATCTTACCTGCAAAATTTTTCAATATACTTGATTCATCACATATCACACAGATGAAGTCATCAGGAGTTAAATAGTGCAATCTTTCATAATTACATAGCACAATGTTTTTTGTAAATGTTCCATCACTTGAATACTCAATATCATCAAGCCCCATTTTATTGGCTTCAATGATAAACTGAAAAGCTACTGCCAAAGGCGTTAATATTAATACTCTTTTGTTTGTTTTCATTACAATATTATTTGCAATTGAAATCTCAATCAAAGTCTTTCCAAGTCCAGTATCAGCAAATATTGCCATACGTCCTTTTTTAACTGCCTTTTCTATTATGTATCTTTGAAAATCAAAAGCCATGTCAGGCATATAAACTGGATCAAATCCAAACTCACCTAATAGATGTTTCTTATTCTCAATAAAATTATTATAATCTGTATTCACTTCTTCCCTTTATTTTTACGTTCATTTTCCTTGCGTTCCTTCAATCTCAACCAGTAAGGACAATCATCTTTAGCCTTGTGGTTGGTTGTTCTGTCTCGTGATCCTTTGGTCATTGTGATTCCCTTCCCATCTCTCTTACTGTTATAAAAATACCCTGAACATCATTGTAAAACTTTTGATTAATCTCGGACGCAACTTGTGAATCATTCTTAAAATATCCCTCTTTCTCAAGGCAATCTTTTAAAAGTTTTAACATGTTATCAGTGTCAGGTCTTGTAATCTTCCATGAACCTAAAGGATGTTTGTTATCATACTTGTAGCACCACTTAACCACGAGCTCTACAGCACCCGTAAAATGCTCATTAGGTTTATGCTTTGCCATGTTATACCTGAACATCTTTTCTACCAGTTTAAGCTCAGGTTTAGTGTAGAATACAGGTTTACCATGTACCACCCTCACACCTTTCTGTTGAGCTGTCTTTGATGGTATTTTCTGCAAGGGAATGAAAAATTTAATCATCTCGTTTCTCCATTTCCTTTATATCTTCTTTGAAACATTTTATACTATCTAAGTTGAATCCCATTGTCATATTCCAATGTGACCATTCTTTACTATCTGTAATACTTTTCATTTTTAATTCAATTTTTTTGTTTGATTCTTCAATCTCTTTGATGAATGCTTTTTTATATTCGATTGTCGTTGTGTCTACCTTCATTCCGTACCTTTCTTGTTAATTGTTCCTTCAACATTCATAAACTTATTATTTGCCTTTATTCGCTTTCTTGCTGTTGTGTCTGATACTCCAAGACATTCAGCAACGCTTGCAACTGTAACTTGTTTCCCTTCTTTGTGAAGCATATCATATGTATCCTCAATCTCTTGTTGTTGCTCCTTTACTCTGTCTTTTTTACTTTCTGCCTTTTTTTTCTGTTGTGATTTCCAGGGTGGCTCTTCTCCAGTTGCTTTTGCATCAGTTAGAAGTCCATCTTTATCTTCTGTATGTACAGGATACTCAAAGTAAAATTTTCTCTGTTTAACTGGTGGAAACTCTCTGACATCTCCCTCCATTCTCCAAGCTGATATAAAACTTACTTTTTCTCTTATTGCAATTCTTATTTCTCTGATTTCTTTGTTATGTGCCATTCCTTTAGTCTGTCCATAATCGAACATTTTATCTGCTACAAGTTGATCATCAATGGATATTTCATCTGACCAGTTTTTTATATATTTTTCAAAGTATTCAGCAAATGCTGCACATTCTCTATTATTTAATATTTGTTTTCTTCTGTCTTTATCTATGTTTAATTCTATGTAGTCAAGTATTGCATCAGGATCACGACCAAATACTCCTGAACCACTTGCACGATCTATTGACTTTTTTCCACCTTGTCCACCTTTTGAATGGTGATGACAATAAATCATTGAGCAGTTGAGTTCTGCGCATATATGATCAAATATTTTGAAAAACTTACCCATATATTCAGCAGAACTTTCATCTCCTGCAATTACTTTATATAAAGGATCAACAAAAATTGCTTCATATCCTTTTTCCATCGCTCGTCTAATTAATTTTTTAGCAAGACTTTTTATTTCAACATCCTGACCTCTCAAATTCCAGAACTCTATATTTTGAGAATTTTTAAGCCCTACACAATAGCCAATATCGTGCGCTCTCCATAAACAAGATGGACCAGATATTTCTAAATTACAATATAAAACTGGACCTTTAACACATTGAAAACCATGCCACATTAATCCATCTGCAAGCGCAACTGCAAGCTCTATCATATCAATTGATTTACCCGCTTTTGATGGTCCATTCATTAACATCTTATGACCAAGTCTCAAAAGTCCTTCAATAAGAACCGGATCAAGTTCAGGCATATCTTTTAATGCAGCTGCAAGATTAATAAAGTCAGGAAGATCATCATTGAGTTCTTCAATATATTCCTCCCATTCTTCCCAGCTCTTCTTTCCAATATTTGTATCAATCAGATATTGTTTTTTACCCTTTCTGATTATTCCAGGCATTCTTGATAAACGTGATGGATTTCTGTTCTGTCTATCCATTTCAAGTCCGTTTTTATCACATATTTTATATAAATAATCAACTCTTTTCCTGTACTGATCAAATGTATCCGCATCAATTCTAACAATTGCATGAATAGATTTATTGCCAGAATGAACTATTGTCGCACATGGCAATTCAAGTTCCTTTATAATTGCAAGCTGATTATCAATTTTAGCTTTATTTGATTCAACAAGCGCATATCTGTAATCAGTGACATTATTATCTGTTACACCTCTACCATCAAGAGGATTAAACCTTATCCATGCTCCTGCCTCCTCTTCATAATCACCAATTACCTGCTTGATATCACCTTTACACTTGCCTAATAGATTTATTAATTCTCCGGCTGTACGTGAGCAAACTCCTTTTTTAGGTAATAGGTCTCCTTCTTTTTCCCATGCGTCAACAACATAGCCAACATATTCATCCGACTGAAACAGAGTTGATAAGTATTTTTTTAGATCATGCGCTTTATTCCAGTGTTTGGGTGATTCAAGTTTGTTGACCTGTAGCCAGTTGTTATCAACAAAGACATATTCGTCATTATCAGATGTTTCATCAAGTGTCATATTCCATTCATCTTCAATAATTTTTGTGCTTATTTTTTCAGGCATTTTCCCTCCTTACAATTCGTTTAATAACATTATATAATCTTTTTCAAGTGAACTCAATCCCCTAAGAAATGCCCGTTTGACATCAACTAGGTCTGTTCCCAATATCAGTGTTGGATGAATATCTCCCTTCATTTTTATCTTTATATTTTCGCATCCCATAACATCATCAGATATAGAAGATATTAACTTGATTCTGTCTTTGTATGCGTTTGCCTGTTTTAGTATTTCTGGCTTCATTTCTTACATCTTTCTTTGTTACGCTTTTCACAATCAATTGGAACGTCACTAAAAATACATTCAATTTCTAAACCTACAGGATAAAGAGTTGTATCAGTTCCCATTACTGTAGTTTTGATTATAGTTTCTTCAACTGTTGGCGATATAAGTCTTAGTTCTATTTCTGTATTATCGCCAACCACCACTGCATTCAATACGATTCCTTTGATATGTTTTTTATACATTATCAACCTCGATAACTATTGACTTTGCCAATTCGGCAATAGACTTATTTTTGAGTTCTTCGTCGTCATAATAATCTGTTGCTTGTCGAACGCATTCAACGAAGCTGTCAGGTGTAACGCCTTCGTTGTCATAATCCATATCTAAATAAGATACTAGAGCCGAGCAGTGTGAGTGTGATTTCCACGTGTAAAATTCTCCGCCATCTACATGAGCCGAATACAAATATGTTTCACCTTTACTTATTATACCTCCGCAAAAATTACACTTATGTTCTTTTCTAGCTTCAACATTTTTATATGATAGTGTTTCCATAATCTTATCCTTAATTGTTAATATCTTGGTTTAGTAAAAACATATTTGTATTCTGTTATTTCTTCATCTACCCCAAATCTATGTATGATATAGGAGTGTTTATGTTCCTTGTTTTTAGGAGGGCATTCTTCTATCCAATTTACATTGTCATTCATGTTCGAGACGCAAGCTTGAGTGAGCATTCCTTTATCATTATAATATTCTATACCTACAATTAACTCGTTCATAATCTTATCCTTTATTGTTAGGGTCGAAAGTAGATGGAATAATTCCTTGTGGATTTTTCCACCCATTGCCTGCAATCCTATTTGTTAATCTTCTTGCATCTTCAAACTTCCAATTTCCAACATGTTTAAATCCTCTGCTTTCAAAAAATCTAATCTGCTTTGGTGTTGAAAGTTGTTGATCACTTCTTTCTTTTAGTCTGTCTATTATTTTTTGTGCTTTTCCTGAACTTAATCCATCAGGTAATATTCCTGATTTTTCTAATATTTTAGTTTGGTCAGATGTTGGTGATTCCATCTCCCAGCCAAAAGCCGGTTCATAATTTACCAAGTCTTCCGCTTGTACAGATAACTCAAACTGTACAGGGTTGACAAGTTTTGCTTTCTTATGTTGTAGTTTGGCTAATTGTTTTGCAAGCGCATCTTCTCTATCTGCAACGCAATCTGATTCAGCTTGTATCTCAATTTCTTCAAGATCTAATTCCATTCCTGATTCATTTAATATCTCTGTCATTTTATTTGATACAAATTCATCTTCTGCAACCAATCCAGCCGGATGGCATAAATTAAGTCTATCTGAATGAAATAAATAATCAAATAACATCAGATGAGGTTTGGAAGATTTTGCAATTAACTCTTTGCGTTCCTGTGCTGTCAAGTTTGGATCGTTTACATCGCATCCATGTATTCGAGTTCCTCTTCCCACCATTTGGTAATAAAGACTTCTAATCTTGGTAAATCTTAAAACTATAATTGAATCAACAATTGAGCTATCCCATCCTTCCGTGAGTAGCATTGAGTTTAAAAGTACATCATACTTATCACCTGATTCCCAATCAATCAATATCTGATCCCTGTCAAAGCTTTCTCCATTAATTTCCGCAACTCTCATACCATGTTTTTTTAGCATCTCCTTCATTTTAATTGAAGTTGCTATCAGGGGCGTGAATACAACAGTTTTTTTGCCCTTACATCTGATAGACATATCTTTACATATATTTTCCAGATAGGGATCAAGAGCGGTAGAACAAGCTTGCCTGCTGTACTCTCCTTGTGTTGATGGTAGTTCTATCTTGATTGGTATAGTCTGTGCTTTAATTGGCACAAGAAAACCATCATTGATAGCTTCATATAATTTATATTCGTGAGCAACACATTCAAAAAAATTGCCTAACTCTCTTAAATCTCCTCTGTCAGGAGTAGCCGTCACTCCCAAGACATAAGCATTTTCAAAATAATCAAAGATTGTCTGATATGATGGTGAAAGTGCGTGATGAGCTTCATCAACTACAATATGAGTAAAATAATCTTTTGAAAATTGTTCAAGACGTTCAGGATTCATCAAAGTTTGAACAGATCCTACCGTTACCCTAAACCATTCGCCCAGGCAAGTTGAATCAGCTTTTTCAAGTGAGCAACCTAAACCTGTTGATTTTGTCATTTTATCTCGTGCCTGATCAAGCAATTCACCCCGGTGAGCAAGAATAAGAACCCTTGCACCTTCTCCTATAACTGTATTAGTTGCTTTGCAAAATACAATTGTCTTGCCTGTTCCTGTAGGCTGCACTATTAGCACTTTACGGAATGTATCCCACGACTCAATAATTGAGTCATGGGCTTCCTGTTGATATGGTCTAAGTTGCATCATTAGAATGCACTTGCTTCTTCTGGTTTAGTTGTTTCTGCACCAAAGTCAATGAAGTCTGATATGTCGTTTGCTTCATGTTCTTTGTTGTTTTTTGTGTATGTATAAGTTCCCACAAAACATCTACCCTGACAACCTGCAAGATCATCCCAATTTGTATTAATCTTTTCACCTCTCTTGCGTAGTCCGCATGAAGTCCATAGCTTTGCAACCCAATAACGCATTTTGGGAGTTATGAAAAATTGCTTTTTCAATTCAATCTGTTCACCTTCATAATCAATTCTGAAAAACACAGTTGCTTTTCCACATTTTGGAAGCTTTGCACTTCCATCATGCCATCCACGTTTATAATGTGTGATTGTGTAAGGATATTCCCCATTTGGTAGAATCGTTCTTTTAGGTTCTTCATCCGCAGTCTCATCAAGCTCCATGCTCCAGCCGTTATTTGGTTCACTTCCTTGAGGATTCCCGTTATCTTCTTCTTTTTTATAGTCATTGAATCCCATTATATTATACCTTTCGTTTTCATGTCTTTCATTACGCTTTCCCAATCAGCCACAAGCCCACCATTAATAAACTTCTCACCATAATTATTGATAGGAGTTTCAAGTGGATATATTCCAAACCCAGCCACAACTGCTCTGATTTGATCTTCTGTGATATTATTCTCAACCATCAAATCAGCTAGGTTTTTATTTATTATATCATCAGATTGAATTGCTGCACGTTCTTCATCTTCCTGTACTTCCTCTTTAACTTTCTTTTTTACCTCTTTCTGTTCAGGTTGTTTAAATTCCTGTTTTGGGATATCTTTAGTTTCTTTTATCTCTTCTTGGGATATTGTTTTTAAAGTTGGAATAAATGGCGAAAGTATGGAATAATCAAGTTTGCATTCATCAGGTAGTCCAACTCTATTTTTTGCGTCCCAGCATGGATGATAAGAAGTGTACATTACCCTCTGACCTCCTTTTGCTTTCGGTTTTCCACTTTCTGATTCAACTATGATAGTTTTGTAGTTGATAAACAAAACCATTGTTGACCATTCCTTAGTTGATGCAGATGTTTTCTTTTCCATTTTCAATTCCCATCTATCATAAGAATCCATTTCATTTGGCAGGTCTGTTCTTCTTTGTTGTGCATGTGCAAGTAAAACAATGTTGATTCCTTTATCGCTCAAATCAACAAGATAGTTTAACAGTTTTGACCATTCCATATACAACATGTTGTAACTCTGTCCGTAGTCCTTAGCACCACCAAGCGATTCCATACCTCTCAATGCACATATATGCTCAATGCATAATCTTTCTGCCCAGTCAACAGTATCAACAATTATAGTTTGATAATCTTGTTGGCTTGCCCACTTGATTTGTTCTTTAAGCATATTCCAACTTGATGGTTTTGCCAGTCTTTCGACATCAAGTTCATTTGTAGATCCCTCTGTGTCAATAAAGATAGGTTTAGGAAATTTACTTGCTAGTGTAGATTTGCCAATTCCCTCAGGACCATATATAACAATCCTTTGAGCTTTTACCTGTTTTCCTGTGATTACTTCCATTGTCTTATTCCTTTTCTGTTATTTATTAATCGTATGAATCAGCTTTTACTATGATTGTTTTAGGGTATCTTCTTACGGTACCACCCTGTCCCCCATAATCACGTTCGTAAAATGCCAATGCAGATAGAGTATCCATCATTATTTCCTCTGTCAATTCATCTTCGTTAATCCATTCTGTTACTTCGATAATAGTCATTACTTTTCTCCAGGTTTAAAATCTGCCCATGATGAAAGTTCTTTTTTAAATCTATTAATTTCTTTAGTTATTACATTTGATTCAGGTTCAATATCATTGGTGACATCTAAGTATGATTGACCTTGAGGAAGTCCATCTTCAATAATAATTGAACATTCTTCTCCAGTTGATACACGTGTAGCAATTGCCTGAAGTCCTTCACTCTCAAGCCATAGACCAAACTCATTGAGAGTATCAAAATCCATCTGCTCTAGCTTGTCAATTAGAACGAATCCACAATCAGGATTTAGTCTCCTAACAATTGCGACTGCAACCTTCAACTGCTCTGATCCGCTCATGCAATCCCATGCCTTGTCTTTATACGTTAAAGCGTTATCCCTTACTGATAATTCAGGTAAAGGTAAGTTTGCTGTAGATAGAAGCATGAGGCGTTCCTTGCGTACATCTTCTAACTTAGTTGTTAAGTTAGTATACTGCGTTGAATATTCATTAGCTTCATCAATTGCTTTTGACTTTTCCATGTTTGCTCTAATTTGTGAATTAGTAGTTTCAATGTCATTTAACTGATTTTCAATTTCTTGTGTACTTTCATCTTCAAGTTGTGCAACTGTTTTTTCAGCAATTAACATATCTTCCATATTTAGAGTTCTTATGCCTTCTTCCATTTCTAGTTTCTGATTTAACTCATCAATCTGTCTTTGATAATTTGAACAATTCTCAATCGATATTTGAACTGCATTACCAATGTTATCAACGTTATTCCTTTTGAGTTGGTTCTCACCATTTTTAGCCAGGATATCTTGTTGGGATTTAATCAACTCACTTGCAGAGATTGGCAATTCAGGTACATTAGGGAACTCTTGCATTTCCTCTGAATGTTTCTTTTTACTATCTGCAATCTGACCTATTCCAGTACGTTTTGTATAAATTGCTTTTTCTTCTATGTCCAACCTTACCAAATCATCACCAACACCAATAATCTTTAATAAAGTTTTTGCCTTGTCAATGTCATTCTGGTTCATAAACTTCGGAAGGTCTAAAGCAAATTCGGAGATAAAACTATCAAGTAATGATTGACCAGCTTTAATTCCGTTTGAATCTGTAACTTTTAATGATGAGTTTTTACCAGACCGCTCGACCTCTATACCGTTTGATAATATTATATTAAGTTGTGGAGGTGTCATTGATCCTTCACGCTGTGCATTTGTAGGTGATTTTCGGTTGCCTCCTAATATCCATGCAATGGAATCAAGAAAAGTAGTCTTACCCTGGAGGTTGTTTCCTCCTATGATTGTCAATCCGGTAGGTGAAGGTGTCAAGACCGCAGCTTTTACCTTCTTTGTATTTTCAATGCGAAGATAATCAATCTTGATACCTTCTTTTTTCTCATTCGCTTTGTCGATTGCTAGTTGTTTCATTTTTCCAGTCATTATCCGTTCCTTGCTCGCCTGTGGCGTTTAACTGTTCTGATTTTCTTTGTCTTTTTCATTGTTTCCTTAAATTAATTGGTGAAAGTGATTGACTGCGACCGTGTAACCCACAATCAATCACCATTAAGTTAAATTGACTTTTTTATTCTATGTATTATCTCCTTATTCATTTTATACCAATCATCACGTATCCCTTTTTTAGCCTTGATCAACTTGTCAAGTCTTTGGTATTCTTTGCTCGTGATGTATTCTTCGTTTTTATCTCTAAACATTACTAAACACTTTACTGCATTAGAGTCGTTAATTTCTATATATTTTAACTTTATATCATCAATGTTATCAATGTTATACTTCGTACCATTCATAGTTTCTACTGTTATTTTCTTCATTTCTCTATCATTTCAATTACTACATTATCAATTCTATGTTCAAAGACCTTTATTGCAATTATGCAGGAAAGTCCTACAATGATGCAAACAAATATTACTATTGCATCAAACCTGATTGATTCGGCCAAATGACCTTGGCCGCCTTTTACTAATGATTTCATTTTGTTTCTCCTTTCAAACAATGTTGGTTTAAAAAATCTAAAACTAAGTTGAATATCCTATTTGCTTCTTTTTCTGATACT